CGCAAAATTCCCAGGCGTGCGAAAGGATGCATTGACCGTGTTGGCACGCACCATTGCGTTACAATGCGCCGATGAAAAGGATGCGGAAACCATTGTGAACAAAATCACGGATGCGCAAGTGACGGATTTCACAAAGGAATACCGCAAGGATGTGGACACCGAGGTGACCAATGCCACAAAGACATTCGAAACCAATCTAAAGGAAAAGTTCGATTTCGTTGCAAAGAGCAAACCCGAACCCGGCGGGGATGAACCGAACCCGAAACCGAACCAGGTGACCGACCCGAACGACATCCAGGCGTTAATCAAGAACGCCGTTGCCGCCGCCGTTGCGCCGTTGACCGAAAAATTGGGTGCGTATGAGCAAAAGAACATTGCCGACACAAGGCTGAATCGATTGAAAGAATCACTTGCGAAATGCAAGTCGGAATCATTCAAGGCGCAAACGCTGAAAGATTTCGCACGCATGACGTTCAAGGATGATGCGGAATTCGATGAATACTTGAACGACAAGGCAAAGGACATCGAAACGGCAAATCAATCCGTTGCGAACGACACGTTGCACGCCGGCGGCGGCGCACCATTGTTCACCCAAAAGGATGAATCCGGTGTGTCAAAGGCGGTCGAAGCATTCGTCAAGTCGCACGAACCCAACACCGACACCGGTTTGGGTGGAAAGGAAGTTTAACAATTTAATTCGAAGAAAATGTCATTAATCATCAAACGCCAATCCGACATTGGTGTGGTCAAGTCGATTTTACACCGTGTTGCCGACATTCCTGGTGGTGTGACCGTTTCCGTTGCGACCCTGGGCGGCGCAACGCTATTTGAGGGAACGCCAATCGGAAAGGGTGCGGATGGACTTTTCCAGGTCATCAAGACCGCACAAATCGTGACCGCCGCCGGCGATGCCGCAACATCGTATGAGGTTGCCAAAGGCTCGCATTTCAAGGTGGGTGACCGTTTCGCAACGGCATCCGCAAACGGCGTGACCATCATCGCCATCGACAAGAGCAATTCCGCAAAGGATGTCATCACCGTTGACAAAACCCTGGGTGTTGCCGTGAAAGCCGGTGAATGCGCATTCGAATCCGCCGGCGCAAACAAGTCGTTAAAGTATTCACCGGTTGCCGTTGCCGGCAACAACGAATCGATTGAAGCCGGTGACAACGTGTTCGAACCCGCATGGGTCATCGGTGTGGTTCGTGAAAGCAACGCACCCATCGTGAATGATGTCATCAAGGATGCGTTGAAAGGCATCATTTATGTTTAACCCTTAAAAGCGATTAAATCATGCAGAAATCATTAATGGTGGGGTTGAACGAAAAGGACATGGAAGCCGTCATCCGTACATACGATTTGAAGGCGTTCTATTATCCAACGTTGTTCCCCTTAAAGGAAACCAATTTCCTTACCTGGAAAACCCTTGAGGCACAAGCCGGACTAAAGATTGCCGGTGACCTTACGGCACGTGGCGCAACCATTCCCCGCAAGACACGTGAAGCCATCAACCGCATCCAGGGTGACATCCCCAAAATCACGATTTCACGTGAAAAGAACGAGGATGAACTGACCGAATACGACATCATGGTTGCGATGTCATCCAACAACCCGGACTTGCAGAACCTTGTCGAGTTTTGGGCAGAGGACACCGAATATTGTTGGAACGGCGTTGCCGCACGTGCCGAGTGGATTGCCTTAAAGGAAATTTCCCTGGGTCGTGTCAAGTTTACCAATTCCAACAACGCATCGGTCGTGTCGGAATACGATGTCGATTATCAGATTCCCGCCGGTCAAAAGGTCGGTGTGAAAACCGATTGGACATCCGGCACATCCGCCAAACCGCTGACCGTGGATTTCGTTTCCGCCATCAAGAACGGCAAGAAACGTGGCGTGTCGTACAAGTTTGCGTTCATGAACGTGGACACCTTTGAGCAATTCGCATCCCAGGATGAAGTCATCAAGAAGTGTTCATCCTACATTCAGAATGCGACCGGCACGGCAGACACACCCGATGTGGAAACCGTGAACGCATATCTTGCGAAGAAGAAAGAACTTTATCGTGGTTTGCAAATCATCGTCATCGACCAGGAAATCACCCTTGAACTTGCCGATGGTTCACGCATCACGGAAAACCCATTCACCGACAACGTGGTTCTTTTCTCAGAATCAAAGGTTTTGGGAAACACCTATTGGAAACGACCCATCGATGCCAAACCAATGGCGGGTTCTGTTGCCGAAAAGGTGATGCACGGTCACACCCTGGTGAAGAAGTATTCCGAGGAATCACCGGTCAAAGAGGTCACCGAGGGAATCGCAAATCTTTTCCCCGCCTGGAAACTTGCCGGTCGTTCGATGCTTATGCAGACCAACGCAACATCCTGGAACATCAATTAACGACATCGCACGTTCCGGCGGTTGCAACCGCATCCGCCGGCGTGCATGTTGCCAATCATCAAGACAATGACGAACAAGGAATATATCACAAAATCGTTGCATAACCTGGGTGTTGATGCCGATGACATCGACATCATCATTGTGAAAAGCGACATCGACCCGGATGCCGCCGCCGACACAAAGGCGTGCGACATGGCGGTGTACAATCGTTTCACGGTCATCCTGGGTGGCATGATGCAAAACGTGTCCGAGGGCGGTTATTCCGTTACCTGGAACATGGATGCGGTCAAGATGTATTATACATCCCTTTGCAACGAATTGGGTGTTGAAAATGTTCTTGTCGGCAAACCAAAGGTTCGAAACCGTTCATATATGTGGTAACATGGGAAAGGTGATTCAATACCCGCATTATTTGTTCCGTCAAACGACCGAAACGAAATCCGTTCAAGATTCCAAAGGCAATTGGACAAACAACGCCATCGTCAAGAATGAATTCGTGTCGATGTGCCGCCAGGAATCGGATGGTCGTGGAACGGAATACATGGTTGCGGATGGTACGTTCCACCAATCCACATCGGTCATCCAATGTCCGAAAGGCATTCCGGCAATCGCCAAAGGCGAAACAATTGTTGTGGCGAACGATGCCGGTTGCGAGGATGTAAGATGTTCCGGCGTATGTCTGAATTTCGACCCGGCGCAAATGCACACCCGGATATGGCTATAACACCGACATTCACGATGGATGATGTCAAGGAACGCACCGATGCATTCCTGGATGTCGTTCATGACTTGCAGATTGAAGCATTGCAGCAATTAGGCGAAGAATGCATCAAATATGCACGTGATGACCATCCGGCGAATTGGCAAGACCAAACCGGAAACTTGCGTTCGTCAATCGGTTACATGGTGTTTGAAAACGGTGTTGCCATCCATCAATCCGCATTCGACCAAATACCGCCTAAGAAGCCAAAGAAAGGCGATGACGTGTACAAAGGCGGTGCGACCGGCAAAGAGTTGTGCGAATCCATCGGCAAAGGCACGAAAGGTTTGACCCTGGTCGTGGTTGCCGGCATGAATTATGCACTTGCGGTCGAATCGAAAGGTTACAACGTGTTGACCGGTGCGGAACATTTCGCCGAACGAGAATTGCCACGGATGATTGCGCAATTGATGTCCGACATCAAACGTGTATAATTTCGTATGAAAACATCATTTGACACGGATGGAATGTTGTTCGGCATCTTGAACGATGCCAGGAACAACGGCGGGTTGTCCATCACCGGCGGCGTGTACACCGGTGACACACGACCGGCGGATTCCACGGATGAAGATGTGGTCGTGAATTCCATCGACCTGGAACAAGATGCATTGCCGCAAATCGGCACATCAAATGTCAACATCTATTCATCCGACATCGACATCAACGTGAAAGGCAAGATGATGTTGATGGCAAACCGTTCACGGTTGGATGTCTTGACAAACGAGGTGTTGGCAATCATCCGGAACGCACGTTTTGATGGATGCAAGGCAACGCCGGCGAACATCGCCGTTCTTGCCGTGACGAACGTCAAACAACATTACGTCAACATACGTGTGAATTGGAACATTGCAAAGTAAAAGTAAGTATAACAATTTTAATTTCAAATAATTATGGCTGAAACAACGCAACAATCAAGTGTTATCACCCTGGGATTATCTGAAATCCAGGTCGGTGCAGCCGCACCAGACGGCAAGATGCCAACGGAAATG